CAGGAGCTAGCAGACCTCGAATCCAACCCGAAGGCGAAAGAGACCACCAAGCAGCGCAAGCGCGATCAGGTCGACAAGCTCAAGCGCGACCTACAGCAGGCCAAGGATGACCGAGCGGCCCTAGACCTCGGTGGCTCCAGTGGCGGCTTCGGAGGCGGCAACAACCCGTACGCCAAGATCATGGAGGGAATCTCCGAGATCCTGCCGGACTTCGGCGGCCTGGCCGACATCGGTATTGGTGGGCTCAAGGAATCGCTTCTGCCTCCGGGGTTCTCGGACCCGATGCAATGGGGCTTTATGCAAGCCGGATCGACCCTCTTGAAGTTCTTCGGGGGCCTGCGCAACGTCTCCGATGGGAAACCCCTACTCGGCGAGGGCGGGGCACTCATGGCCAACATCACCGGCGCTGCCATGTCCGGGTCCGGCAGCGGAATCGTCGATGCGATAAAGACGATCATTCCGGCTCCGTTCGGCAGCATGGACGCTGCGCAACTCCAAGGTGCGCCAGGCGATATCAACCCCGTCATCGCAGGTGCTCAAATCCCCGGCACAGGCTTCGGCGATATGGGTTCGGCATTCTCCAGCGGCAGCGCCGGTCCCAACGGCAATGGCGCTCAGGTGGATCAGTCCATCAACTTCAACGCTCCCGTGGGTACGGGAGTGGATCAGGCGATGCAGAAGGCCCAGTCCGCCCAAAACCAGCAGTACCGCCGTAACAACGGCACGCGGACGATGCCGAGCTGATTTCCCCTAGCGGCACAAAACATGTGGCCGAGCAACAGGATACCGCACCATCAAACCATGGAGGCAACAATGACGACCGCCGAGACCCGGCGCGAAGCACTGGCCGCGCAGCTGCTCTACCAACCGCGCCCCAGCAGCATTCTGGGTGTTCTGGAACAGCGAGACGCTATCGACCGCGTAGCCGGGGTCGAAGACGACGACACCGCAGCGCGGCTCATCGCCCTGGCCTTGTCTGTCGATGACGAAGTGATGGTGCGTGCCCTACTGCACGGCGCGTACCGGTACCGCTGGCGCCACACCATCGACACTTTCGCCGAATCAAAACCCGAACAGGCCGCAGCCGCAACGGAACTGTGGGCCCAGACAGAGAAGGAACAACCATAGTGATTGATCGCATGTACGCCGAAGCGGGCGGCCCAGGCTCGATATACGAGGAACCGTCGGCACAAAATCCGCAGTCGATGTACCCCGAGCGCCCGTACTACACCCCACCGGATCCGCCCGAAGACGTGCAGCTCGTACCAGGGGTTCCACGCAGTCGTGTACCGAAGTTCGAAGGGACTCAATACGAGCAGACTCGGGGGCTATTCGAGTATGTGCAAGCGGAATTCAACAAACACATAGAGAAGACGCTTGCCGACTCACATCTGTACAGCCAGGAGGGGCTTTCGCGCCAGTTGGGTCTGTTCGGGGAGACCGCAGCCGCCAAAGCGGTGGAGGACGCCATAGAGCAGATGAAGGCCGTTCAGGCGCAGGCACAACAGGATTTGGACCGCGTGCGCGGCAAGCTATCTCCGCGCGGTGATGCAGCCGCCGAATCCCATGCTTCACGGTTCTGGCACCGCTCCGAGCGCTTACTCGACGCGTCTAAGGAAAAGCATCATGTGGCAATGGAACTCGTCCAGAAAGCAACCGATGAGGAACTGGGGACGCTTCTCGAAGAGTTACCCGTCTACTTGAAGAGCGTAGGGGCGGCAACGTCTTGGCTCGACGAGGTGGTGGCCAAGAGGGCACCTGAGTACGGCGCAGCGAAACAGCGCCTGCATCGGGCAAGTCAGGCTGTGGTTCAGGTGAACAGTTCCGCCGCTCTGTTGCGTAACGCGATGCGGGAACGCCGGGTAATGCGTACGCCGATCCGCTTCAACCGCAGCATCGATCCCGACAAGTGACTTCGGTGTTGACGATGCCACCAGCCGCAACGGCTACCGGTGTCGTGACCACAACACCGGACGGTGCCGAGGACGGTCACACCTCGCGCACCAACCCCGGCCCGTCTAGCTGTACCGCGCCCGGTTCCCGCGTGGTGCCCGCACAGACGAGCCACCGGCCCCGCGCTCTGGTCCTCAGACAACCAGGGTGCGGGGCCAACACCAAGCAAGGAGACCCATGCCTAGAGCCCCGAAGCTCTGCGCCGACAAGGACTGCATAGCCCTCGTCCATCCACCGCTGCGATACTGCCCCGAGCACACCAACCGATGGAAGCACTCACCCCGAACAGTCGGCGCTAAGCGCTGCTCCACAACCGAGTGGAAGCAACAGCGCATCAAGTGCCTGCAGCGCGACGAACGCAAATGCCAGATCCGCGGCCCTCGATGCACCGTCATAGCCACCGAGGTCGATCACGTCACCGCAGTCGCATTCGGCGGCACAGACGACCTAGAGAACCTGCAAGCGGCGTGCCACAACTGCCACGCCACCAAGAGCGGACGCGAAGGCAGGAGCGCCCAATGACCCCGGCCTCCACCCCCTACCCGGCATACCGGCTCCCTGACGGCCCACGCTCTAAATCCGGTCTGTACGGGTTCCCAGCCTTTTCGTGGTGCACATTCTTTTGGGCCAAAAGCGGGGTATTCGCTGATGTGGGGCCATAGAAAGCCCTATTTGATCCCGTGCGGTTGGTGCGGGAAACGGGTGCCTGATCGGCTATCCGGGCGTCGGCGTCGCTGGTGCTCAAATGCGTGCCGTATGAAGTCCTATCGGGCGCATCGGCGGTGATGATGCTGGACGACGCCAATCCCGCCGTTTTCGCCGAGCTCATGTACGCGGTGAATGCGGCGCCGTGGGACATCGGCGGGCCTCAGACGGTCATCCGGCAGCTGGTCGCCCTCGGCGCGGTGCGCGGTGAGGTGCTTGATCCCGGCTGCGGGACGGGCTGGCATGCCATCGAATACGCCCGCGCCGGATGCTCAGTGACGGGCGTTGATCTAGCCCCCACCGCGATAGCAAGAGCCCGGCACAATGCCCGAACCGCGGGCGTAGAAGCGCAGTTCGTTTTAGGTGATGTCACCGCACCGGACTACGAGGCCCGCTTTGACACCGTGATCGATTCCAAGTGCTTGGACAACTTAGAGGGGTCCGAGGCCAGGGGGTGCTATCTACGGTCGCTGTACCGCGCCATGAAACCGCAAGGGCGGCTGTTCCTGTACGGATTCAGCGATGGACACGTCAACGGGTTCCATAACCACGAACTCGACGGTATCGACTACGAGATGGCCCTGACGGCAGCGGGATTCACCATCAACTACCTCGGTGAAGCCACCTATCGGCTGTCCATCCCAAGCTATCGACGCATCTGCACGGACTGTCCCAACCAGGTACCGCCCGATGGCCAGATCCACATTCCCATGATCGAAATACACGCAGTGAGGAACGACCTATGGCAGGCATAACGGGCTGGTGGGCAGAGATTTTCATTGAACCCGAACCGGCACAGCTCACGTTGACAGGCGGTGTGCCGAACGTTGAGATCACTCAAGACGTTTTCATTGAGCCAACACCGGCAGTGCTGACGCTGACCGGTTCACGCCCATCACTGGAGCAGACCGTACGTCCTGACCCGGCGACGCTGACGCTCACAGGCGGTGTGCCAGTGGTCTCCGTCGGTCACACGGTTACGCCAACCCCAGCCAGCCTGACCCTTACCGGCGGCGTACCCACCGTGACGCTGACCGACAACAAGCTCATCACCCCGACTGCCGCAACATTGACCCTCACAGGCGGTGTCCCGACGGTGTCTGTGCTGAGCCCGATTTCTATCGATCAAGTCGGCACACCGGGTAGTGAGAACACGGGCAACCTGACGTGCAGCATCAATCCCTCCTCGGGGGCTGATGTTTTGGTGTTCGCCTGGTGTATCGACGCGGCGAGCAGCTGTTACCAGGCGACCTATAGCGGTAACCGCATGAGATTCCTAGGCCGCGCCAAGCTCAACGGCGGCAGCCTGTCGGTGTTTCTCATCGAAAACATGAGTTCGGGTTCGGCGACCGTGACCGTCGACAAGTCCGGTTCAGGCTGGGCACAAGCTGCCGCTGTCACCTATACGGGTGCAGTGGATTTCCGTCAGGCCAAGATTGCCCTCGGTTCGGGGACATCGGTCTCTCAATCGGCCTCGCCCGGTCTTAGCTCTCGATCCATCCAGAGCTTCTGCCGTGGCGGCAATAACGGCACGTTCGGCTCACTGTCGGGTGGAACCAACCGAATCAACGAAACCTCGGGATTCGTGGCGGGAACCGTCAGTGACACAAGCACTTCGGCGACCTTCTCGGGAACACTGTCGACATCGGCGAACTGGGGCAGCGTGGTCATCGATGCCCTCCCGCAAGCCATCACCGGACCAAAGATCAACTACACCAGCGGTGTGTGGACCGAAGCCAACGGCGGTACACAGACATTCACCGTCAAAGCCGCACTAAACGACTACATCGTCGTCGACGTGGCGCAGGCCGCCGGCGGCGACCCGAGCAGCGTGACCTGTGCCGGCACAGCAATGACGTTGATCGATACGCAGACGTGGTCCCATCCGAGCACCGGCAGTGGGTTCCTCAAGCGGTACCGCAGCAACCAACTATCCAGCGGAGACAAAACCATCTCCATCACGGCAACAGGCAGCCAGTGGTGGCACGCAGCAGGCGTATCCATCTCCAACGTCACATCATTTGGCACCACCACCAAAACCAGCGGCACCAGCTCAGCACCAAGCCAATCGGTGACATGCTCAGCCGGCCAATTGGTCCTGCAGAGCTTCGCAACAGGCGCAGCGGCCACCGACATAAACGCCACGAACTACCACGACTCCCCAGGCGGTTCGCTGGTGTTCCTGTACCAGAACGTGTCCCTGGAAAGCGCCACGATCGCCGCCACCGGCTCCACCAACTGGGCTGGAATGGCCACGGTCGTCGCATGACTTTAGACACTCCATCGCAAAAGGTTCAGCCTGGACTAGCGCCGTGGGCTGTAGTCCGTGTTGTCTCGAACCGACTGGTAGACGGACTCAGGGAGCCAATGGCAGTAAACCGATTGACGCGACAGCGATAGTCGGCTACACATCTGGCCCTCAGCCGTCCAAGCAGCAACCTCGGCTCGAGGTTTACCCCAGGATCGTGCAAGGTCTGCAACGTATTCGAGGGCAGGTCTCAGATCAGTGTCTAGTGAGACCAGCACCCCAGCCTCGTACTCTTTGCGCTGAGCCATCGTTGCCATGTCCAGCGCGATCTGGACATCTATACCCTTCTCGTTTGGTTTCTCGCCCTCCAGACAATCGTTGGGCCACCCTTCGGGATATTGAAGAGGCCGGGTAATGGGAAGCACGTCAGGCAGCTGCCCCCAGAACGCAAGTTGCTTGCGTGCCGCGCTGTACCCACGCGAGTCGCGGCTGTTCGACGGCAACCCGCGGTACACGCGAACTTGCTTCAATACGCGGTCGCGGTTGCTGTCCTGGACGAGATGTTCCCCCAGCGCCTGTGGATTGATCTGCCCGAACCAATGTGGATCAACGAGGTGATCGTGATAGACGCGTCGCGCAGACCGGTAGACATTCTGGTAATCGATAAAGACGACCACACGGTCAGGCGTCAACGTTGAGCCTCCTAGTCACTTAGTGACTCAAAAAATAACCCCCGCCAGTGCAGACAACAAGTGCCTGGACGACGGGGAAGAGTGCTACCAAAGATATTGAGTGACTGTCGGCCTGTCAACAGAGTGGGGCGCCGAGCTCCCCGTACTTCTATCTGCAAAGACGCCTCTACCGTGCACCGTAAGCGGAGTTTGAGTCATGGCGTCGGGGAACCCCTCATGACATGGGTACGTAGGCTAGAGAGGCCACTGGGCCAGCCAAACGCACCGCTCAGAGGCTTCGGGCATGCCGTCTGGAGAACTACATCCGTGCAATGTGACGAGAGTCACAATTCTTGTGTGTCTCAGCAAGTAAAGGCTGGCAGCGGGGAGGGCCGAGGTCCCCTGTTATAGCCGCTGGGCCCCCTCCGGTAGCTCTGTTACGGAGGGGCTTTGTCACACCCCCGGTCTACCGTCCTGCGTGTGGTCAAACTCCACGTCAACAAGCTCACTACGGGCCAGACGGTGTGCACTGTGATGCACGACTGGGGCAAGGGAGTGTGGACGGAGACCATTGCCGGCGCCCTGCGCGAGGGCAAGGAGTACGCCCGGTTCGAGGTTCAGCCCGGAATCGAAGTGAGGATCCGCTACATCGATGGCGAGCTGATCGCCGAAACCCGGACCTCCGACGAGGTGTATCTCATCAAATCCACCCCACCACCTTGGCAATATCACCGAGGATAGGAACCTCATGCGCACCTACGACATCCAAGTGACCCAAGACGGTAAGTGGTGGATGGTCAACGTCCCCGAAATCGACCAACTAACCCAAGCCCGCAATGAAGGCGAGGTCGAAGAGATGGCACGCGAGCTCATCGCCGTGCATCAAGACATACCCATCGAAGATGTTGCCGTACGGATCATTCCGGGGTTTGACAGTCCTTTTGTGCCTTAAGGCATTCGGAGCATCCGCGACCGGCGTGAGAGACCACGACGATTTTCGTCGGCTACCGCGGTGTCAGTGCGCGTTCGGGTGCTGGTGATTAGGTCCTCAACGTCTTGTTGGGTCATCCGCCATGTACGCCCAATCTTGTAGCCGCCGATCTTGCCAGCCCTCAAATACCGCGCCAGCCAGCCTTCGGGGTCATTCAGATCCGGCGGCAACACCATCCGCGTAACTTCAGCCAAGGAGTAAGTCTTTAACGGCCGGTCACACTCTGCGACTTTCAACCGGATCCCGAGCTCGGCTGCAATGCCCACCAGGACATCAAGCGGGAACTTAGAAATCTTGCCTTGCAACAATTCAGAGACCCGCGATTCCGAAAGCCCAAGTCTCTTGCCAACCGCTGCTTGTGGCCAATCTTCGCCCGCGACTCGCTCCTCGATGGCAATCATCAGTTCGGACCGCAGGCGCAAGCTCTCCGCTTCCCGCGGAGTATCGGCGATGTCATCCCAGACGCTCATAGCCCGTCCTTGTGTACACCGCCGACCAATTCGACCAGTCCCGCTAGTGCGCGTACCGGGTCTTTATCCAGCCAAGACAATGACGGAAACTCGGCCACCACGGCAACGTATTCGTTGTCCGCGGCTGACCATTGAACGCTGTAGCTGTGGTGGTTCACTCGTCGCTCTCCGACCGCCGCTGACGCTGCCGGCGGCGGTCGATGCGGTGTGACCGCTTCTTGAGCTTCTTGCGGACCCCAGCGCGCTGCATGCTGACGAGCATGTGCCGCGCGGCGGTGAATGCGTCCCATTCATCACCGTTGGACTTGTGCTCGCTCCGCATGAGTCAACGGTGACACGTGAGGAACCGTGCCGCAATGGGATTAGTGCCTGGTTGGCGGTTCCGACGGTAGCGACTTGTAGAACGACCTAAGGTCTTCTGGATCGTACAAGGGCGTGCCGCCGCAATAGCGAGGGCAGAGCTCACCCCGGCGCTTGAGCTCGTCCAGCTTGTGGACGCTGATACCGAGGGCATCTGCTGCTTCCTTGCGGTTGTAGGCAATCTTGTCGAAATGCACCCCCGTCATATTGCTATGTCACGGCAATAGGGATGCCCTTGTTACAGATCTAGCGGAAGGATTAGAAATGACCGAACCGCCAGTTGGCGCACTCGATTCGGAGCATGCCGCCAAGTACTGCGGTATCTCACGAGTGATGCTCGACCGCGAGAAGCGCGCCGGCAACATCTGCCCTAAATACGTGGGCACCAAACCGGTCTATCTGATCAAGGAACTTGATCGCTACCTCGAGGCTTTGCCGTCAGAACCTAAGTCCAAGTAGTGAGTGTGTCCGAGTTATGGACACCCCCACCTTCTTTTCGCAAGCCCGAAAAGATAGGGCAGACCTGTGTTTTTATGCGTACACCTAAAAACGAAAAAGGGGTGCGCGTCGCCGTACGCAGCCCCCAGGAACGGCCTTATTGACGACTCAGGCAAAGGGTGTCCACGACCACGGACACCCTTTAGGGCACCTCGACTAGAGCCCTCGGGGTCACGTGCGGGTCACAAGTCGGGTGGATTCGTGGACACTCGATGACACTCTGCGAGACACATCGACCCTGGTCACGGCACAGTGGAAACCTGTTGATACTCAGGGATACTCGCCCGTTCGACTTCCCAAGCTGAATACGCGGGTTCGATTCCCGTCATCGGCTCCACATCTACCGCGCCCGTCAGGGTCACCAAAAGTCACCGCTCAGACCGACCGGCTACATGGCTACCGAGACGCGCTCACACCACGCCGCGAATCCTGTGGTGGTGGTGCGGGGCGCGGGTTCGTTAAGCGTCCACTCGGGCTGTTAAAGGCGGGGATTCCGGTGGCGGTTCCGAGCGGCCAATATCAACCAAATTCCGCCCAACAAATAGTGCGGGCAGGTGTCCTGGCGAATACGCCCCGCTATACAGCTACCGAGCCGCGCGGTACTGTGCGCGTAGTAGCTAGCTGTCCGAGGGGGTGTTTTTGCTGTGGGGGCGTTGCAAGTCAGTCCTGAGTTGCTGCATCTGTCGGCCGATGAGATGGATCGACTGCTGGCAGCGCACCGGGCAGCACATACTAAGGCCCACGCGGCGATCAGCGCGGCGATGTCGGGGTGGGTTGGTGGCGCGGCGTCGGCGCTGGACAGTGAGTCGACGCAGTGGCAGGGCCATTCCAAGCACGTCGAAAATGAATCGACCCACTATCGAGACGCGTTCGATCGGATCGGCTACGCGTTCGCCGGGATGGAAGAGCAGAGCGCGGTCAATATTCTGGGCAGCCGTCCGCAGGCTAAGGCGTAGCCTCTTATGTCGTTGCCGCTGGCCGATATCAAGCGCGCCAAAGTCCAATCATTCCGCGATGTAGCCGACGCTCTCGATGGGATGGCGGGCGCGAATCGGGATATGAAGCGCGGTGTGGAGCGGCTGCCGATCATGGGCGATGGCTGGAAAGGCGTCTCCGGGGAGGCCGCCCACCAGGATCTGGATGCGCATGGCAAGTATCTCGATGGGCACGCTCAGGCTCAGCAGAGCGCTGCGGCCAAGATTAGGGCCGCTGCTGATGAGTTCGAGGGCGTGCAGCAGCTGCTTAAGAAGCTTGAAAATGACGCCGCCCAAGGCAAATTCGCGATCAATTACGACACTGGCGAGGTCACCCCGCCTAGCGGCAAGTATGACAAAAATGAGCTGGACTATCTGACCAATACGCTGCGTCAGATCAGCGCTGCTGGGGGTGTCGCCAATGCTGATCTTGAGGCAGCGGTGAAAGCTCCCCAGACGCTCCCGGACCCGTCTGGTGCTGTGGCCCAGGGCCTTCCGGCGATGCCCGGCTCTGCTATCAAGCCCGGGGGTCTTGCCGCTGGCTTGGAGCACCTGGCCGCACCCGACCCGAACGCCGATCCTGGGGCGACCAAGGCCGCTGCCGCTGCGGGCGCCGACACTCAGGCGAACTACAAGGAGTGGTACCCGAAGACACCTGGGTCGGGCGACAAGCTGACCATCGACCCCAGTAAGGCGGGCAGTTTCACCGGGACGGTCGGTGCGCTCGAGAAACTTCCCGGCGCCCCCAAGCCTGCGGACGGTTTCGGCTCTGGCGTGGCCAGGCAGTTCGGGCAGGGGGTTAACAGCCGCGTCGACGGGCTAATTGATGAAGCCAAGAATCTGACCGGACAGGGCGGACCCGGCTCTCCGGGCGTGGCTGAGTCCTGGGCGAAGTTCGCACTAGGCACCGCCGATCAGATGGCCAACCCACTCGGATCCCTGCCCGGCGAGGTCAAAGAGGCAGTCAACGATCCCGCGGGATTCGCAGGCAAGAAACTGTTCGACGTGTCCTCGATCGCCGCCACCGGTCCACTCGGCGGCGAAGCCGCAGCCGGAGCACGCGGCCTCCTCGGCGACCTCACCGGCGCAGAAACACGCGCACTCACCCACGACATCCCCGACACACACCACGGGCCAGCCCCGCTCGATCATCCATCACCCCACGTGGACCACACGCCGACAGGCAGCGACCATCCCGGTGGGACTAGCGGAGACCATGCGCCAGTTGTCGATCACCACGCTCCTTTGAGTGACGCTGGCGGGTGGGAGTCGCCTGGTGGCGGCGCTTCGTTGAGCCCTGAGCACAACGCCGCGGCCAACCAGTTCCTTGAACAGGCGCGGCAGGCCGAACCGCACATCACTCAGTCGCTGAGAGACATCGTGGGCAACAATCCGGGCAGTGAACTTACCGGGTTGGAGCATCGCCTCAAGGCCGAAGATTCGTTCAAACAGAAGCTATTTGGCTCTATCGACACCTATCCCAACTTGAGTACGGCGGAGCACCTCGCGGGTATGAAGGATTCCGTAAGGTACACCATGCAGTCGCCCGAGGGGCTCTACTCTGCGAACACCCAGCGGGCGATTGATAATCTGATCGCGGACGGCTACGAGCCCGTGAAGTTCAAGAACACATGGGATCAACCGGGTTATCAAGGAATCAACAGCTTCTGGCGCGACCCTGCCACCGGACAGACCTTTGAAGTCCAGTTCCACACGCCCTCAAGCTTCGACGCCAAGATGCAGACACACCCCCTGTACGAGCAGGAGCGCCTTCCCGGCATATCGCCACAGACCGCAGCTGATCTACAGCAGCAGCAGAAGCACATATTCGATTCCGTCCCACGGCCGTCCGGCAGCTCGGGAATCTCCATTCCCCCGAACGGAGGACACAAATGAGCGTTCCAGTCACGTACTACGCACTTCTGCCGGGAGACCGCACGCCGGATAACCCGGGCGGGATTCTGAGGCGAACACATACCGAGCCTCCGATAGACGAAGCATTCGGGCGGGATATGCAGTGGCACCCCAGCGAGTACCTTCGCCGGTACTACCTCGGGCACAACGACGTAGACCATGTCGAAATCGACGAAGAATCGGCAAAGTCGATCCTCGACCGGTGGTGTGCCGAGTGGACCGAAGAGGACCGGGCCAGTAGTGGCGGCTAGTTCCGACATCATTGACCAGGCGCGGCAGCTCGCAGAACAGGCACACGCTGGACAAACCGACAAAGCTGGCGAACCGTACATCGGACACGTCATCCGCGTCGCTGCGTCGGTGCTACCGCAAGAATCCATCTACATCGCCGCCGCGCTTTTGCATGATGTGGTTGAGGATTCGGGAGTGACACTCGATAACCTTGCAGCGCAAGGCTTTCCATTGGAGGTTGTGACCGCTGTCGGTTTGTTGACTCGCCAAAAGGACGTGCCTTCCAAGGCGTACTACGGACAAATCAAGAATGATCCAATAGCGCTTGCGGTGAAGCTCGCCGACATCGCGGACAACTCCGACCCGGTTCGGCTGGCAAAACTCGACACCCCTACGCGAGAACGCCTCATCATCAAATATCGCGACGCGCTGCTTTCTCTGGGCCAGCCAGCACACGCCACTGGAATGGGGTAG